AAGTTGCATTTCGAATCTAAAGAACCAACAATACTAGTCAGTCCATCAATGGCATATGGAGTTGATTTAAAGGAGGATTTAGCTAGGTTTCAAATTGTAATTAAAGCTGCCTACCTTCCTTTGTATGATGAAAGGATTAAAAGGCTTTTTAAAGAAGATAAGGATTGGTATGTAAATAAGATGTTAAATAATCTTATTCAAGCTTGCGGTAGAGGGGTTAGGTCAAAACAAGACAAATGTGTAACCTATATATTAGATGGGACTATTTCTGATACAGTAATTAGATCAGCATATAAATTGCCGCGATATTTTACTGCTAGATTCGTTTAATTTAAGAATACGGTAAGCTACTGATATTACTAAATATATTATAGTAGCTATGTATAATAAAACTTTTAATTTTGAAATCCGTGATCTATTGACTCAGTTTATAGCTGCAATGGATGATGTAGTTATATCTCGCTACAATAAAGATAGAGAAGAAAAAGAAAGAATAAAAGTTAGATATGTACATGCTCCAAAAGAAAGAGTATTCTTAGATCTGATAAATAAGGCACAAAACATTACTTTGCCAGTTATATCAGTCAATATGACTGGAATCCAAAGAGACGAATCTAGAGTTTTCAATAAGATTGATGGGTTTTATGAACCTGTAAGAAGAGATATACAGGGCAAATTTACTACTCATGTAGCCATGCCGATTCCGGTTAATGTCAGTGTGGCAGTAAGTATAATAACCAATTATCAATCTGATTTAGAGCAAATAATATCAAATTTTGTTCCTTATTCTAATCCATATATAATTATATGTTGGAAAACCCCAGAATCTTTTAGAATTAATAATATAGAAGAAATAAGATCTGAAGTATTGTGGGATGGATCTATTCAAGTAGAATACCCTACTGATATAGAATCTTCTACTAAACCTAGATTTGCAGGAAATACAACTTTTACTATTAAAGGTTGGTTATTTCCTGCTGCTGAAGAGGACTATTATAAAAATATATATTTTGTTAATAGTCATTTTAGATTAACAGAAAAGTATAATTTGAATTACGATTCATATTCTACTAATTTATCTGCTGAAAATGGATTAACAGTTTCAGAAACTATTTCTATTTCTGGAGCACCATTAATAACAAATCTTTATGTTAATAGAGATAATGGTCCTTTTGAATTATCTGGCACAAATGTAATTGTTGGAAATAAGAATACTTTTATACTTTTAGGACAAAATTTTCAATATACTACAAATATATTAATTAGTAGTGATTCTAGTACATTTTATACTAATTTAACATCATTATCATATACATATTATCCAACTGTTAGTGGATTCGTTTTACCGGAACAAAATTATAAGATAATGAATAAAAATTCCATTTATATAAATCTACCTAATTTTACTGAAAATGCGAATATAAATTTTGTTGTAACAAATCCTATAGGTTGGAAAGATACTAATTCAATTGATACACAAATGTACTATATTTCAAGTGTATAGTGAATAAATAAAAACATGGCTGATAATTTCAATGATGGTAAAACATCTACGTTTGGTAGAGAATTGATGAATTATATTTCATCAAAAATGCCATATACTGGTATTGATGTAACAAAACTTACTGATACATTAAATCCAAAATACAAATATTTCGAAGATACTGGAACGAGAAGAGCAGAAGCTTTATCTAGGCATTCTATTTCTCAAAATTTTGATTATAATAATTCTTCTCTAGGTCAAGTAACTTCTGATAAACATTATAGTCAAATAATGTATGCTAATATCCAAAAGGATAAAGCAGCAAGAATTAGAGACTATAGAATAATGGGGGCATTTTCAGAAGTAGCAAATGCATTAGATGAAATATGTGATGAATGTATTAATATAGATTCAAATGCAAATAGTTGCATGAATTTAAAATACAAAAACATTTCTTTATCTAATTTCCAAATGGATGCGCTCCAGAAGGAATTTTTGAAATATACTAGCTATTTCGATTTCGAACACAAGGGATGGGGATATTTTAGACAGTTTTTAATTGAAGGCGAAATATATTGGGAACATATTATTCATAAGGATTATACAGATGAAGGAATTTTAGGTGTAATTCAAGTTCCAACAGAATTAATTGATCCTGTATTTTCTAATGTGCAAAATGTAATGGTTAAAGGATACTTATATAGAAAACCAAAATTCGATCCTAACAATCCATTAAAACAAATTGGTGTTGATTTTATTCCTATGGATAAAAATCAGATTACTTATGTAAATTCTGAAGTATGGAATGAAAACAAAACCATGCGTCTACCATTCTTGGAAAATTGTCGAAGAGCATATAGACAATTGTCTATGATTGAAGATTCAATTGTTATATATCGTCTTGCCAGAGCACCAGAAAGGTTGGTGTTTAATGTTGATGTGGGAAATATGCCTGCTCCAAAAGCAGAAGCATATCTTCGTAAATTAATTACAAATTACTGGAGCAGTAAGACTTATGATCCAAATCAAGGTGGTATTGTACAAAAATTCAATCCTCAATCTATTCTAGATAATTTTTGGTTTGCAAAACGTGCTGGATCTGAAGGTACAAGTGTCACCCAATTAGCTGGCGCAGCAAATTTAGGGGAATTAGAAGATTTACTCTACTTCGTTAAGAAGCTTTATCAATCTTTAAAAGTTCCTACGACTAGATTAGATCCACAAGATGCGTTTCGTGACGGCACAGACATGCTTCGTGAAGAATTAAAGTTTGCTAGATTTATAATTAGACAACAGCAATTATTTGCAAACGGTATTAAAAATGGTTTCATGACTCATTTGCAAATGAAAGGGATGTGGAAGTCTTTTGGTTTAAAAGAAGATTCTTTACAAGTATCTTTTAATGTACCTACAAATTTTTACGAACTAAGAGAAAGCCAAAAACTAGAATTGAAAGTCTCTAACTTTGGTAATTTAGCTTCTAATGAATCTGTATCTCCTACTTTTGCTCAGAAGAGATATCTAGGATGGACTGATATAGAAATTAAAGCTAACAGAGAATTTTTAAGAAAAGATAAAGAGTTAAGATGGGAATTAACTCAAATTGAACAATTCGGTCCAAACTGGAAAGAAATGGCTGCTCAACAAGCTGAAGCAGCAGCAGGTGGAGAAACCGCACCACCTCCAGCAGGAGGAGGTGGTGGAGGAGGTGGAATGCCACCAGCATTTACTGGAGGACCAGCAGGACCAGAAGGAGCACCTCCTGAAGCTGGAGGTGAGGCTGGTGCAGCACCAGCAGGTGCAGAAGGAACTCCACCTCCAGCACCAGAAGCTGAAGCAGAATAAATTTAAACTACTTTAATTAAATCTGATGGTATGTTTTGGAAAGTAAAAACTGCTATATCAGATTTAATATTGTCATTATTGAAATTTGGATCTATATAAAATTCTAGATTTTTTGGATTTATTTCCAATATAATTATATCATTTATATTCCATTTTTTATTTTTAGATAAAGTAAGTTTAAAATTGTTTATTAAATCAGTATTTTTTGATGCCATTAAATAAATTCTATTACCCGGATGATTATAAGTTGTTTGTGATTCTCTTGGGGTCAATCCATTTTTTTTGATTTTATTTAAAAGCTTGATATTAGTAATATGAAAGAATTTTTTATTTTTTAAATATTTTTTATCAATTATAAATGGAAATTTAGGTTCAATAAAAATTCCAGTTTCTGATATATTATATTTTTGATAGAAAGCAACAAAATATCCATATACGTCTATATCTTTTTTAATACTATTTAAAACATTTTCGTTAAATAAAGTATTTTTTATATATAAAGAGATTCCAGAAATTTTATCATTTTTTATAGATGGAGTTAATGGATCGGCTTGTATATGTGTAATTAAATCCCCATATTTTGTGTTTAACATTGCCAAAACTGAAGAAAATGGATAAGAAGTAATTAATCCTTCAGTTAATATATTTTTTTCGTTTTCGACACACCATACAAGTTTTCCGAATCGTCCTAGACCCGCATATTCTTCTGGGATATGATAAAATTCAAACATATCTCTTTTCATACTGATATATTATCTTATTTAATTAGGTTCTGCAATATAATTTAATTAAATAATTAAATGGCATGTCCGATTACACCAATAGAAGCGTTCCAAAGTACTAATCTAAATAATAAGATTGATTCTTTTGGTAGATTGGCAGATAGAATTGTTAGAGCTATAGGAGCACCATTAGTAGCTGTAGAAGCACATCAAGATCAGATATTCGAAAACATAGCATTAGCTTGTGAAATGTTTTCTAAATATGCAGGATACACTAAAGAATATTTGATATTAGATTCTGCATTATATGAAAAAGGAAGAGGAATAAGATTAGATTATTTATACACATTAGCAAATAGTAATTTATCTTTAAGAGAAAAGGTCACACATAAAACAGAATCAGTAGATACTTCCCCATATCTATTGAATGAATCTACTTTTTTTATATCTGTATCTTCATTAAATAAAGCATTTTTTTCATTAAGCCCAGAACTTTCTGCTGCATTTCCTGATGGATTAGAAAGAAATCTTATTTTAGATACTAGTTCATATATCACATTAGTATCGGCATTTTCTTCAAATCCAACATTAAATGTAATACCAATATCTTCTTATTTTATTCCTTCTCATACTAATCCAATGAGTATGAATGGTGTTGTTGATACAACTCAACCAACTTTAATTTATAATAACATGTTTGATTATGATGTTATGGATTATCGTAAAGTAATAGCAGTTATAAATTTTGAAGAAGGATCTACCACTGGTGTTAATACATTATTTACCATAGAGCAAACTTTAGCACAGCAAACTTATTTTAGTTATGCAATGGGTAACTATGGTTTTGATCTTATCAGTTGGTACACTGTTAAAAATTGGTTAGAAACTAGAGAAAAAGTTTTAGCATTAAAACGATCTTTTGAATTTAATGATAGAACTCAATATCTCAAAATATATCCAGAACCTACAGATTCTGTTAGGTTCTATGGAGTATTAGATTGTTATATTGAAAAGCCATTAAGAGATTTAATAAAAGAACAATGGGTATACAAATATGCATTAGCTCTTACTAAAATAGGAGTTGGTTATGTTCGCGGGAAATTTAGTGGAGTTAATATATTTGGTGGTCAAGCATGGGCAGCAGATATTAAAGCTGATGGTATAACAGAAAGAGATAAACTAGAAGAACAGTTGTATACTAACGCGGCGGGACTTGGAGACGCGGATTTACCCTGCATGATTGTAGGTTAATTTATGAAAAATATATATTATATTATAATAATTATGTTTTTATTTGTTTCTGGTTGTGCTACACCAGCAACAAAACATACTATTTATCAACAACAAATAATACAAAAACAAGAAAGATTAACTGATGATGCTAAAGACTTTTTAGTAAAAGCAACACAAATGTTGGAAATAAATTCTGGGACTATAGATCTTATAAGAGTAAAAAATCTTTTAGAAAAATCTCAGTCTTTATTAGGAGTTGATGTTGATGATGGTAAAGAATTAAAAAATTTAAATGGAGCAGAATTAGATAAAGTTATTGATAAAGTGATAACAGAAGCAGAAAAAGAAAAGGATTCTATAGAAGAATTAAAGAAAAAGAACGAAGAAGAAGTTGGGAAGTTAGTAGTTTCAAACATTGAATATGAAACTTTAAAAAAAGATCAAGCTGCTAGAAATCGTAAATTTTACATAACATGTACTGTTATTTTAGCTTTAGTAGCGGCAACATTTTATTTTATTCCATCTGGAACAATTAAAGGATTGTTTAGTTTATTTAAAAAATAGTATGCCTCCTTTATTTAAAAAAGATGAAAGATTCACTCAAGGTATTTTTAGACCTAAAAATCCAGATAAGTTTATAGGAAAAGATCTTATAATAGAAAAGAAAAATTTAGGAAAAGCAGCAATCTTTCGTTCTTCTTATGAAAGGAAATTTATGATATGGGCTGATAGTCATCCTAATGTATTAGAGTGGGGGTCAGAACAAATTATTATTCCTTATATTAGTCCGGTGGATAATAGATATCATAGATATTTTGTAGATAATTATGTAGTATGGAAAGAAGGAAATGTTGTTAAAAAATATCTAATTGAAATTAAACCTTTTGCACAAACACAACCACCTAAACCTTCTAACAGGAAAAAGAAAGCTACAATGCTTTATGAGAATACTCAATGGAGTATTAATAAAGCAAAATGGGAAGCAGCTAAAAAAGTTGCTTCCCATATTAATGCTGAATTTTTAATTCTTACTGAAAAGGATTTATTTTAAAAAGGTAATATTCTAATAAATTTATTATAAGATTCGTTTACTTTCTTTTTAGTTTTCTTTTTAGGTTCTGATTCTGTTTTCTTTTTAGGTTCTTTTTTCTTTTTAGGTTCTGGTGTGGGTTCTGGTTTCTTTTTAGGTTTTGGTTTAGCCTTTGGTTTAGAGACAGGTTCTGGTGTTAATTCAATTGGTTTTTTTATTGGTTTTGGTTTAGGTTTTGGTTTTACACTTCTTACACGTTTAGGTGGTTCAACTCTTTCTCTTTCTGGATTATCAAAAACATTTTTTGGTTCTCCTAATGAAGGAGCAATATCTTCTGGTGTTCTTCTTTTTGGTAGATATGGAGTTTCTGGACTTCCCTCTATTGGAGCATCAACTTCTATGCCTCTTCTTTCGAAGTCTCTCATTTCGCTTTCACTTTCACCAGAAGGCATAATGTTTGCTTGTATTTGTTCTCCACCTTCATGTCCTTTGTAACCAGTATAAGAAGCTTTTGCTCTCATCGAGCCATCTTCTAATACTTCCATTGGCATATTATAGTGTTTGTTTTCTGGTTTTTCACACCATTTGGTTATACGCAAAATTGTGATTGGATTAGCTGGACCTTCTGGTATATCCATTCCAGAATCTCTAATTCTGAAATACCAAACAGGAATATCCAACATTTTGTTTATCAATTTTTCTTTAAAAAATTTTGCTCCTTTTTTTGCTCTTGGATCATTTAGAATTAATCTAGCTTGTTCATCCAAATTAGCAATTCGATTTGATAATTCGAAATCAAATACTAGATAATGATCTTCAAATTTCAAAACATTATGACCTACTTGATCTAACTCATCAAATAAAGCTTGTATATTTTCTTGGTTTTCTGGATCAGCATCTTCTGCTAATTTTTCTAAATCAGTGAAATAGTCATGTTGTAGAGACAACTGTATTTTTGATTCACGTTTTTCTCTATCCCAAAATCTTTCTTTCTCTGCAAATTCTTGATTTTTACGAGTTAATCCCGTACCAGCAAGGCTTACTCCTCCACCAAATCTTTTTCCTCCAGATCCACCATAATTACCTCTATCTACAAATCTATCAAACGCCTTTCTAGGATCTAAAGGTTCTTCGAAAGCTTCTTTTAAAACTTCCTTATACTTTTCATATATCATTTTTATATCTTCAGCCATAAGATTATTTAGGTTTTTTTGGTATTTTAAATCATTTACACTAAAAAAATTAATAATTTAATCTAAATAATTTTATGTCATTAAAATTGATCGTAGAAAAACCTGCTCCAGAAGAAGAGTTTGAATATATTCTCGAAGAGAAAGATAGAAATAGTCCTGCAACTCTTTATATTAAAGGACCATACATGATGGCAGAAAACTACAATCGAAATAATAGATTATATCGTATAGAAGAAATGGTTAAGGAAGTAGATCGCTATACCAGTGAAATGATAAAAACTAATCGTGCATTAGGAACATTAAATCACGAAAGCAGCGCAGAAGTTAATTTAGATAGAGTCTGTCATATAGTAACTGAATTAAAACAAGACGGTAATATTTTTCATGGAAAAAGTAAAGTATTAACTACTCCATGTGGACAAATAGTTCGCTCCTTAATTCAAGACGGTGTAAAAGTGGGAATGAGTTCAAGAGCATTAGGACAATTAGAAGAAGCATCTGGTGGTAAAAATATTGTAAAGGATCTAAGATTAATTTCAATAGATTGTGTTGCTGATCCTTCATTTCCTAAAGCTTTCGTAAATGGTATTTTAGAATCTAAACAATGGGTTCTTGGTGAGTCAGGTCAATTTGAAGAAATCTATGATGGGTTTGAAAAACAAATTTCAAAGTTACCAAAAGTGCAAGTAGAAGCTTATCTGAAAGAATGCATTTTGGATTTCTTAAATAAAATTAAATTTAACTAAATACAATTATGGATATAATTAAAGAAAATATCGTAAAATTTGTTGATACTATAATTGAAGATAATTATAGCAAAGCACATAAATATTTGGAAGTCCTAATACAGGAAAAGGTAAAACAAAAAATTAAAAAAGCTTCCAAACTAAAACCATTCGGAAAAAAAGAAGATTCTGAAAAAGCATCTAAAAAGAAAGACAAAATGCCTGCTTTCTTGAAAAAAATGAAAGAAAAGAAGTCAGGATCTAAAAAATAATAAATAAAATAGATAACTAATATTATGGAAATTTCTAAACTTTTAAAGGAAGCAACACAGGGTATCTTAACAGATGAAACCCTATCACAAATCCAAGAAGCATTTGATGGTGCTGTAAATGAGCGTGTTAAGATTCATGTAGAAAAAGCATTGATGGAGCAAGATATCGAATACACTGCAAAAGCAGAACAACTATTAGAAGCTATTGATGCTGATCATTCTAAAAAACTTAAACGTGTTGTAGAAGCAGTTGATACTAATAATGCTGCAAAATTACAAATGGTTGTAAATCGTTATCAATCCATTATTAAAGAACAAGCCAATCAATTTAAATCTGATTTGGTTGATAAGATTTCCGATTATATTGATATCTTCATTGAATCGAAAATTCCACAGAAATCTATTAATGAAGCAGTTAAGAATCAAAAAGCAAGAATCATTCTTAACAATCTTCGTGAGTCATTAGCAATTAATGCTGCACTAATGAGTGAATCATTAAAGGATGCATTGATTGATGGTAAAACTCAAATTGATGAATCTAAGACTGCATTAAAAGCTGCACAAGAAGAAGCTAAGACACTTCGTGAATCTTTTGAAAAAACAAAAGCAGCATTGGTTTTAGAACAAAAGACTGCACATTTGAATCCTAAGAAGAAGCAATATGCTCTTCGCGTTTTTGAAGGCAAGTCTCCAAAATTTATTGTAGAAAATATTGATTACACTTTATCACTTTTCGATAAGAAAGAAGAAGAAAGATTAGAAACTTTAAAAGAAGAAGCTTTCGAATCTCGTAAAGTAAAATCTGATAGAATTGTTATCGAAGAAGATACACAAGAAGAAATTTCAAATTCTGAAAATAATTTTTCGCATGTCCGAAATTATTTAAATGAATTAGGTAAATACTAATATGTTTACCTACAAATTTGGTAGAAGTATAACATACTTGAGTTCCTGCATGTTCAACTAACATGCTTGAGGTCGAAAAAGAAAGAAACAAAAAACACATATGAAACAAATCAAACCCGCACAATCATATATTGATCAAGATCGCGCAAAAGTCCTATTGGAAAAATGGCAACCAGTGCTAGATTACACCAGTAAGAATGTAGCTGCAATTGAAGATGAACACACTCGTTTAAACACTGCAATGCTCTTGGAAAACCAAGAAGCTTATTGCTTACGTGAAGCAAACGTAGCTGGTGGAACTGGTGGAGTATTCGGTTCAGTTGATAATGGAGCTAATGGAAATGCTTTTGGAAACACTGATTTCTACGCAGGTGGAGATTCTCGTTTACCAAAAATCCTTATCCCCATGATTCGCCGTACTTTCCCCGAATTGATCACCAACGAAATTGTTGGCGTTCAGCCTATGTCTGGACCTGTTGGTCTAGCATTCGCACTTCGTTATAAGTACAGCAACCAATCACTTGGTGGTAACTTCCAAGATGCCAGCCAAGCTGGATCTGCTACTCCCGTTATTAGTGGTGGTTTAACCATTGGTTATACTACTCCTAACGGTCAATGGTTACCAGCTCCCGGTGTTCATACACAATCCACAGTAAATTACTACGGATCTGCTGGTGCTCCATTTAATAAATCTCCCGGTGGAGATAACGAACTAGGATGGCAACATCTAGATTCTCGTTATACTGGCGTAGCTTCTGCTCAACTATCAGGTAATAGTGAATGGAACTTCTCAGACCAAGATCGTGGCGTTGCTGAAATTCTAAAGAATTTCGAAATCAATGCAAACATCCCAACTGTTGAAGTATCATTCGAGAAGACTGCTGTTGAAGCTGGTACTCGTAGACTTGGTGCTAAATGGTCAGTTGAACTTGAGCAGGACTTAAAGAACATGAACGGTATCGACATTGATGCTGAGATCACTAATGCTATGGCATATGAGATCCAAGCTGAAATTGACCGTGAAATGATTATCCGTATGATCCAGACTTCCTTAAATGGTGGTTTCGGAAAAGGATATTCTATTTGGTCCCCTCAGTCTGCCGATGGTCGTTGGTTGGTTGAACGTAATCGTGACTTCTACCAGAGAGTTATTATCGAAGCAAACCGCATTGCAATCCGCAATCGTCGTGGCCCTGCAAACTTTATTGTTGCAACTCCTCGCGTTTGTGCAATTTTTGAAATGCTACCCGAATTTCAGTGGGTAACAGTTCAGGGCAATGTTAGCACCCAGTCAACTGGAGTTGCTAAAGTTGGTTCTCTAGGTGGTCGTTTCCAAGTTTATCGTGACACTCGCACTGAAGTTCAGAACAGCAGTGTTTACGGTGATCTAGGTTACACTACAACAACCCCCGGTGTTGAATATGCCTTGTTAGGCTATAAAGGTACTGAGTTCTATGACTCTGGTATCATCTATTGCCCATACATTCCAGTTATGATTCAGAGAACAATTGGTCCAAATGATTTTGCTCCTCGCGTAGGTCTATTGACCAGATATGGCGTGGTAGACAATATTTTCGGAGCCGCATTGTATTATCATACAATTATTCTCAAAAATCTTGGTCAGGCATTTACCCCCGGTAATACTAGCGTATATTTTTAGGTCACAAGTACTTAAAAATAAGCAACTTACAAAAACCCGCAGAGAAATCTGCGGGTTTTTTATTACTCAAATTAATCATACTGATCCATTGAAACTATAGACGATTAAACGGAAAATAATACTTGAAAAGAATAAATATTGATGATATATTAGGAGGTATATGAAAGAAGAAAGAAATAAAATTTTAGATTTTTTAAAACAAAATTATAAAGGTTCGTATAGATTTATAAAAGACAAAATGTTTATTAATATTTTTGGAATTGATTTATATAATACAATTCATACAGAAACTAAATTTTTAGATAATACTAAATATTCATTTTCTGTTAGAGTTCGTTCTTTTATAGAAAATATTAATACTCAACCTATATGTGTTGTTTGTGCAAAAGATACAATTTTTAATTCTAATAATGGTTGGCAAGCTACATGTAGCAGATCTTGTCATATGAAATCTCCAGAAAGATTAAAAAAATTAAAAGAAACTAATTTACTTAAATATGGTACAACTAATTTTTTAGCTTCTGAACAAGGAAAAAATAAATTAAAAGAAACAAATATTAAAAAATATGGAGTTGATAATTATGCTAAATCTTTAGAATTTAAAGAAAGAATTAAATCTGGAGATATAAAACCTAAAAATAATCCAGAATTGATTTCATTTAAATTTAGATTAAATTATTATAACAGTTTAGTTAATGGTGATATAGTTATGCCATTATTTCCATTTCAAGAATATGAAGGATTTTCAAATGGAAATAAAATGTATAACTGGAAATGCAAAAAATGTAATTATGAATTTGAGGCAATTATAAAATACCATAAACATTTAGAGTGTAGAAAATGTAAACCAACAGGAACTAAAATGGAAATTTTTATTAAAAATTTCTTAGATGAAAATAATATAAATTTTATCTATAGAGATAGAAATATTTTAAACGGATATGAAATTGATGTATATATTCCTAGTCATAAATTAGGAATAGAATTACATGGTTTATATTGGCATACTGAATATCATAAAGATAAAAATTTACATAAATTAAAAGCAGACCTAGCTTCAAATGCTGGGATTAATTTAATTCAAATTTTTGAAGATGAATTTAAATTGAAAAATGAAATAGTTTTAAGTAGATTAAAAAATTTATTAAAATTAAATGACACTAAAATATATGCAAGAAAATGTAATGTAAAAGAAATAAACAGTAATATTAAATCTAAATTTTTAGAAAAATATCATATTCAAGGGAATAGTAATACTTCAATAAATTATGGATTATATTATAATAATGAATTAATATCTGTAATGACTTTTGGTAAAGAGCGAATTGCATTAGGATCTAAAACTAAAAATGATGTATACGAATTAAATAGATTTTGTTCTAAATCAAATGTGAATGTAATTGGTGGTGCTAGTAAATTACTTAAATATTTTATAAATAAATATAATCCAAATCAAATTATAAGTTATGCAGACAGAAGATGGTCTAATGGAAAATTATATGAGAATATGGGATTTGAATTCATAAAAAATACAGAACCTAATTATTGGTATACCAACACATATCAAATCAGAGAACATAGATTCAAATATAGAAAAGATGTTTTGTCTGAAAAATTAGAAAATTATGATGAAACTTTAACAGAATCCCAAAATATGATTAATCATGGGTATGCTAAAATATGGGATGCAGGAAGTAAAAAATATATATTAACCTTATGTTAGAATTCAAAAACCCAATTCCTGTAATTACTCCATTAGGAGAAGGATATGCTATTTATGTGACTAATAGTGGTACTTTTGAAAATGATATATGGGCAGTATGTTTAGTTAAAGGTGGTGATGTACGTCATTTTAGATCAGATCAAATTAAAATATATAAAAATAGTACTTTTAATATAAAATGTGCTAAATCTTAACTTCATCTAAATTTTTTAAATACTCTCTATAAGCATACATTAATCGAGTAATGCTAGGATCGTATGGTATTTTTAAAGTTTTATAAAAACAAATTTTAATTAGATTTTTAACATCATCTATACTTTCATCTATAGCTCTAATAGCAAACGTGTTTCTATCTTCAACTTCAAAAGAAATCTTATATGCTAACCCACTTGCAGTTTCATTTAAATCATCAAGATTTGTTCTTCTTGTAAGATCTTGTAATCTCATATCAAAATGAATCCAAGAGTTATTGAAATTGATCCCGAAACTTATATCAAAATCATAGTTTTCTAATTTTAATCTTTGTTGTTCGTAATCATTTCTCCATTCTGCTCCATGTTGATCAGAATAATTCTTCATTCTATGTTCTATAAACAATGTTAATATACTTCTAATATCATTTTTTAATTTGTTTATGACTCCGTATTCGTCTTTTACATTATATAAATATGTTGGATTTATACCAGTTTGGATAATAAAGGAAGCCCAATTTCCTTCATACTTTAAATTTTTTGGAGTATAATATGATTTAGTTACTGAGTTAGGAGCATATGTAAATGTTCTTTTAGTTTCATCATAATCAGCTAATCCATACGTGATCTTTTCATTATCAGTTAAATCAGCGTATCCAGCAATTGATAAAGCTCTTACAAAAGCAGTTTTTATTTGGTTATATTTACCATTCCACTCCATTAGAGTTCTCAAAAAGTGAGGATAATTATCTACATCAGAAGATGTCATACCATCATCATTATTATAATCAGATAAAAATTCATACATTTTTACTGTATATCCATTACGAGTATAATGAAAGCTTCTTACGTCATCTTTATCTATACCTATTTTATCTAATTCACTAAATAATACTCTATAAAATTTAGTCTTTCTTTCGGTAACTTTTTCATATCTATATCTATTATTACCGATAATTGTATTACGAAGTTGTTCTACTTCTTCTATATCATCTAATTCGTCATCAGTTCCATCGTATTCATCTACTAATGATATATCATCTAAATCAATTTCTATTGATCCGAATGCATAATAATATATATAATCACCGTCATCACTTGTTTCTACCTCATAACTACTATTAACATGTTGGGCTTCTCTTACACCAGATCTTCTATAAAAATCGGCAAGTTCATGTTGAAATTGTTCATAACGTCTTTCGTTTTGAGCTTGTTCTGATTCTTCTTCATCTAATTCTTCTTCTTCATGATTTATATATCCACGAAAATCTGATCCACCAAAGTATTGATTAAATAAATAACTATCTGCTGTATCTTCGTAACTTCCTCCTTTACGAACAATATCTTTATCTGTAAACAATTGTATTAAGTCTTCTTTATTTAATTCTTGTTTTGATTTTAAAAAATCGATAAGAACTTCTACTAAACCGGGCACTCTAACAGAGTTACCTACTCCACTTCTTGTACTTTGTTTATAAACTTTTGTTTCTGGTAATACGAAATAACCAGTAGGACTACTATAGTATTTTCTCATACGAAGACGATAAGTAGCTTCTAAACCTTCTACTGATCTATCTTTATCAGAAAATATCTCTTCGTCTGTTTCTATGTTTTCTATTTGTTTTTTCTTTAATTCTCCACCATCAATAACGAATGCAATAACACCACCACCTGCTGCTTCTGATAAACAAGAAGAATAGTATCCACCACCGGGAGAATGGCATGATTCAATACCAGAGATGTCCGACATTCTTAAATTATCTATAACAGATCTAGATAAAACTACATAAGCAGATGGCGTTAATTGAGCTACATTCTGTTCAATCCATTTTATAGCTTTGTCTCTATAATCTTTAGGAAATACATCACATTTATACATTTTATCAACTAAAGAAGCTAATGTTTCTTCTCTATCTTTTTCACCCATTTGGGTTTGTATTCTTACGATAGCTTTTTTTGTTTTATAATCAAATCTAACAAATTTAAGTATATTTGGAAATTTAGCTTTAAATTTATCAAGAGTTATAGCTCCTTCTATATTAAATATCAGACTATCAAAAAAAGAATCAGAACTTTCACCTAAACTAATAGGAAGTACAATTCTTAATTTATCACCAAATATGTTATCAAATGGTAATTCCTCTACAGGTCTATCATATCTTACTAAATCCATGTCTCTTTTAGAGATTTCTGTTAGTAACTTATAAGCATTCCAAATATTTTTGGTATCTTTATTCATTATAATTATTATTTATCTATAATATAATATAAATCATAAATAATGCATGTAGAGATTGGTAAATAATTACATGAACAATTATTATGTTTATGGATTATTTGATCAAAGCGAAAACTGCTTTTATATAGGAAAAGGAAGAGATAGAAGAATGTATAATCATAGAAAAAATTTTAAAGCAAATAAAATAACAAATTATTTTTTGTATTGTAAATTAAAATCATTACAAAATAAAAATGAAGATTTTAAAGAAACAATTTTATTAAATGATTTATCCGAAGAAGATGCATTAATCCAAGAAAAAATATTAATAGAAAAATATGGGAGAAAAATAAACGGTGGTATTTTATGTAACGTATTAGAAGGAGGAACGCAACCTCCTTCTGTAGATGAAATTAAAAAAATATATGGAGAAGATTTTTACGAACAAAGTAAATTAAAACAAATAAAAGGCATGAAAGAAAATACATATAATAGAGGATTAAAATATAAAGAAGACATCGAAAAACTATTAAAAGATGGAGAATTAATAAAAGATATATCTAATAAATTAAAAATAAGTAGAAATCTTGTATCAAAATATATAAAACTTTACGAATTAAAATATGACGATACTAAGAAAAAAGAATTAGAATTACAAAGATTAGAATTTCATCGAAATATAAATTCACAGAAAATCAAATCCAGATCTAAAACATATACTATAGTTTCACCAGAAGGCGATATTACAATTACTAGAAAAATTTTCAAGTATTGTAAAGAAAATAATTTAGATTATAGAAATTTGAGAAATACTTATAATAATATTAAAAAGGATGGTACAAATTCAAAACATAAAAACTTTTATATTTTAAAAGAAGAATAATTATCGCCAATCCGAGCAAGCGGCTGCCTTGGCAGAACCTTTTTTAGCATGACTACAGCCATGCCTCGCCTTAAAACTCTTCTTTCTTTTTGTATTACCGCTTTTTCCGGTTACGCGCACACCAGCCTGACCCCAGTGTATACGCTTAATACTACCATCTGGTTGGCGAGCACATTTAGTCCACTTCTTTCCTTTTCTAGTAGAATGTGCTTTCTTTGTAACTTTAGTACATTTAGATTCTAATAGCATCATATAGTCATATAATTCATCGAAATTCATATGAGTATTTATCTATTTTTTCTGTAAAAGTTATATAATTTAAGCTAAATACTATTATGACATTTGATAGCTTTGTTTATAATGTAAATTCAGATACTCCTCCAATGATCGGACCTAGCTTAACTGCTGCTGATGGTTCTGTAGTGTTAATGACAACTAATGCCACTTATAGTGGTAAAGTTGTTGATGGTGTATTATATAATGCAATAGCTGGTGCCGGAACAGCAACTGCTACATTATCTGTAGCTACTACAGTTCCTAATATATCTATTAAAGTTAATCCTGTTTATAATGGTTCTACTTTTGCTCTTTATTTAGAAGATCGTAGTACTGTTTTATTTACAGTTGTAACTGGTGCTAGTGCTACACTTCAGCCATCTGCTACTGGTGCTCCGACATTTAATAATCGTGGACCAATTGAAAGACGTAGATTTGCTGTAGAGTTTTAATCGTAGTTTACTCAATAAAAACCCCGCTTAATGCGGGGTTTTTTGTTTTATACAGTAAATAATTATATGGGTCTTCTATTTGATCGTGCTAAAACTGGGTTTTTAAATCCAGTAAATAAAACAGTAGATGGATTAATATCAGCATCAAATGGATTGATGTGTCTTAAAAATTCTATTGTAGGCAAAATCATAAGTCCAGCAAGCATATTATCTGGATTGGCATTGGCAGTAGGAGCAATGGTAAATGCTATAATTACTTCTGTAACTCAAGTAATTTATAACAGAGTAAATCAAATGATTGACTCTGTATTGTCACCCATAAGACGAATACAAGAATTAATATTAGATATAACTTCGGTATTAATAGATACTCAAAATTTATTAGATAGAGCAACTAATATGGATAATTATTTTAAAGATAAACAAAACTGTTCTACTATGGGTGCAGATTTATTAAATTGTTTAGCTCAATCTGCTATTAATAAAGTTAGTAAAAAGGTAGCAATGAATGTAGATAAACATGTAGGAAAAATAGCAGATTCTGTATCAAAACAAGCTTTTAAAGTTGATGGTATATTAGCTAAAAGAATAGACAAACATACTAAGTTTATTGAAAAAGCTCAATTACAAACTAAATTATTAACATAATATGGGAAATAAATTTGAAGAAAAACATTACGGATTCTTTAGAGGAATCGTAATGCAAAATAATGACCCTGAACGAAGAGGAAGAGTTAAAATAGCAATACCAGAATTTACATCTCATTTAGCAAGAGATTTAGGATTATCTCCTGATGTTTATGGTGCTCGATTTGTTGGAGGAGATAATATTAATACAATGTTTAATAAAGAAGCATTGAAGAAATTTTGTGAAGTATTAATATGGGCAGAGCAAGCTGCTCCATTAATTGGGGGTGGAACTGCTGGTGTTTTTGATGCAAAATCTGGAGTTGCTACAGTAGGAGAAGGACATAGAGGTGGAGATTTTAGAGAGATTTTAGGAGATGAAAGTATAACTCCTTCTGGAGAAAGTGTTGCACCAAAAGCTTGTTTAGCTACAAATGCAGTCCCCGGAAGTTTTGATACTGGATATAAAACGGGGATGTGTGATGTTTATAATGAATCACTAGCTCCTTCACCAATTAATAATGCTACGAAAGGAATGTTTTCTGTGCCTAGAGTTGGTGCTCAAGTCTGGGTTTTCTTCGAAGGAGGAAGTCTAGATCGTCCTGTCTATATAGGATATGTATTTGATAAATCTGATTGGAATAGTGTAATGAATCCACAAGGTTCTAATCCGAGTTTACATTATCCTGCTGGGTCAGAAAACATGCAAGATGGCGAACCATTCTTCTTTACTGGACAAACGGTTTTAAATAGTAAAGCAGGTTCAATAGAATTCGTAGAAACAGACGATTTCGAAAAAATTAAAATTTCTCATTATAGTGGTTCGTACCAAGAAATAGGAAATCATTTAACTGCTGAAGTAAATGTAGAAAATAAAACTACTGTAACTAATCAAAATGAATTTCATACCATTAAAGGAGATAGTGCATTTATAGTTTTGGGTGATAGACATGAACACTATCGTGGTGATCATCACATGACTTATGGTGATCCAGATAATAAAACATATTACGATGAATGGGTACAAACTGCTGGTCCAGCGTTTGCTCATGCATCTCAATTTTCACAAAAAGAAAGAGTAATTAAAGACCCGACAAAAGATGGTGCTTCAAAAGGAGGACCAAATAAAACTTATAAGCATCCAGTTAAATTAACATTAGTAAGAAATTGGACCAATCATTTAAAAGGAATGAATCCTACTGAATATAGTAAAAAAATTCAACATACTGAATTAGGAGTATCTTAAATATAATTTTATGGCTGATGTAACTAATACACAAAAATTTGATAAAACTAATCAAGGAGAAGTTCTAACAAAAGTAGCAGAAGATTTAATACCAATTGAAAGTAATATTAAAGCTGGTGGAAATCAATTAATTACTTACGAAAAAGATAAACATGAATCTATTGGTGCTGTAGTAAATACTTTTCCTCCTATCAGAAAAGACGTAAAAGGTGAATTTAGACCAAAAGCAGTAACAATTGAAGGAAAAGGATCATTTGTAAAAAATGAAACTGTATCCTATACAGAAGAAGTAGAAAATACTAGATTTCCTTGTGGGACATATTCGTTAAATGTTGCTAACAAATATGATCTTAGTGTAGGTGCTGGTGGGATGAATATTTCGTCCCTAGGCAATACCAGAATAGGTTCTAATGCAAGAATGAATATTGTTGCTGGTGAAGAACTAAATATGAGTTCTGGTAATGGTAATATTAATTTAAGAGCAGACCATAATATATCTCTTAAAGCAGATTCCATGAATTTGGAATGTCCAAATCAAGTAGTAGTAAATTGTAATTTAGGTGTTTCTAAAAACACTATAATTAATGGATGTGCATTTATTGATGGTGAAGTTTATTTGCATCATGTAACATGCCCAGCCGAAGTTCAATATACTGGTGGTGG